CTATAGTGCCGTCAGCATCTTGATAAGTTACCTGGATCCCAGACTCTGTATTTGAGCTAAACATAGTTCCTACTATGTCTTGTACGCTTTCAGCAACTAAACTAGCTGACAAAGTACCATTAGCTAAATTAGTAAGTGTGACGTTACCTGTAAGATCGCCACCTAATGTGATGACAGGTGATTTATTTATAGTGACAGCAGAAGCAATATCTCCACCGTCAATGTTGAGGGAAACGCCTGTACCAGTACCACTAAATATTGCATCAATAGCATCTAAGTTAGCATTTAACTTTTGTCCCCAATTGGTAGAAACATCTAGCTCTGGTTTAGTTAACGATAAATTTGTTGTTGTAGTATCTGCCATTACGCTGAAGCCTGCCTATCTAATTCTGTCCATGTTCCATCTGCTACAGTTTGTTCTGTGTAAGTTGCAGCAGCAACATCTTCTGGCTCCCATTTTAAACCACCAAGAGAAACAAAACTACTTGTTCCTGATACATCTGCTGTTGATGTTCTTAATACTGAACTAGCAGAAACTAAAGCAGATACACCTTCTACATCGGAAGCACCTAAGAAAACTATTCTTGGGGTAGCTGCTAGGCTAGAAACTGCCGATATAGTAGAAGCACCTAAATCTATTTGTATGCCAACAGCGACAATACTTGTCGTGCTTATAGTAGCTGCATCGCTGTTAAGTATTTTTAAACCGTCAGCAGATACGCTAGAAACAAGGCTTACAGCACTAGCACCTAGATTAATTTTAAGACCATCAGCAGTAAAAGCTGATACGCCTGTAACAGCTACCGCACCAAAATCGTATTGAAGATTATTCCAATTAGACTTGTTGTAACGTCCAAAATTATAAGTTTGTTCAGACATTACTCTACGTCAGGGTTATATCTACGTCACCTGCGTTAAATCTAAATACATCTCCTGAAGAGACAGTTTTTGAAGTTGTTAAGTCTGCGTATGCTAATAAATTACCAGAAGTAGCAGCATCAAATATGCCTACAGCTACAACAGTTCCATAGTCTGCCGTTGCAGTTGGATATTCTACAGCAGCAGAATTAGTTGCTAATGTGTCTGTTCCTGATACAGAAAATGCCATAGGGGAGATTGTCTAGCATAAGCACCACCAGAAACTTCAGTTCCACCACCAGTATCGGATGGAGCTACAGTAAATAAAGCAGCATACACGGTTGTTGGTGAAGTGTACGCTGTGTTTGTAAAAACGTGCTTTAATAAAGCATCTTCTAAATAATCAGTAAATCCCGCCATTTCTACCTCTATGTGTTATCCATATAGTATATATTTTTTTTCCTTTTACCATAAGTTCTTCTTCTTGGTAAAAGAGATCCTTTTCCAAATTGTTTTTTCTCCTCTTGGTCCTCTAATTCTTTTATTGCTCTCTCAAAATATCTTTCAAACAATGGCACTCTTTCATCTTCCATTAGAAAGATTGATGCGTGTTTCAATGCACCATACAAATATAAATCTGAATGATTTGTAGAAATAAAGTTAGATGTATTGCTGTCACTTAACGCAGATATTTTTTCGTAGTAAGTTAATTGTAATGTGTAAGATTGGTCTGGTGTTGGTGCTAATTCAAGTGTGTTATCTACAATAGAAAAATACATGGGTTGTCCAGATCTATTGTTGTTGCTTTTTCTGTATAGATCCAAAGATTCTATTGTTTGTTGCATGAGTGGTCTGAAGTTATTAGAAGTTATTTCTATGTTTATTGCTTCTAACCAATCAGTTGGTAAAGATAAATATTGACCATCTGCTGTGGCCGTAGCTCTTTTAACCATGTCAGCAGTTCTTAATCTTCTGTTTAATTCTGCTTCTGTTTGATCTATAAAACCATCAAGTTCAGATGTTAAATCACTTCTGTTTAAGTAACTTGCAATTTTTGTTTTTAATTCTGAATAAGTCATACTTTGCCCTGCCAAACTCTAAACATTTTATTATCTGGATTGTTAAGCCATCTTTTCAAATGAGATTTATCTCTAATAGATCCTTCTCTTAGCATTTTATTATATATGACCATAGGTATTTCTGCGACAAGTCGCATATCTTTACCTGGTTTTAATTGACTTAATTTTTTTACATTGTCCAAGACAGGCTGAACATTTTGTGAGTGATGATAAATATGTTTGTCATCTTCAGTAACAAAATCAGATTTGCCACCTACTGTAAAACTTATTGTTGTTGTTTTTTTTGACATCTTAAAAAAAGGGGGAGTGTGAGTTAATTATAGGAGAACTCCCCCTTTATTTAGCTTATGAAGTTGATAAGTCTGCAACTAAACCATGAGCCTTTTCGTTGCTCATTTCTAGTCCATACTCAACAAGTAACATCTTAGTTTCAGCATCACCAATAGTTGAAATATCAGTAGTGGTAAAATCTCTAAGATAAGCAACTTTAGCAAAATCAGGATCTACTAACATAGCTGTTCTTGCTCTACTAACATTAGTAGGAACAACTTGTAGTTCACCAAAATCACCAGAATAGATAGAAACAGATGCTTCAATAGTGTTTGCATCTATCATCTGTCTAGCTTGTGTTCTACCAGTAAATCCTGAAACAACTGATTTTACATGAGGACCAACAATTAACATTGAAGGTTCACCACCATTTGTAAAAGCGGATTGTTGCACAGATTTAATCATTGCTTCAGTAAAAGCTCTTTGCGTACCATCTGTAGGGGCAGCACCGTTACCAGCACCAGCACCGTTTGTACCTCTTGAAACATTAGTTTCAATCCAGGTTTCAAAACCACCAGTTTGTCTAACAGTTGTAGCATTACCAGCGTTTTTAGCTGTATTACCAGTAAGGGCAACTTCCATATCTTTCTTTAAGACTTTCGCCATTAAAGCTAGTTGGTGTGCCATTTCTGACCTTTTACCAGCCGCATCAGAAGCATTTTGCGTACCTGTTACAGTCGCATCTCTGCTGCTAATTTGACATACATTGCTTTCTCTGACAGTAGCAGTAGCAGCTGATCTAGAAAGTTCAAAACCTTCTAATTTACCAGTACCACTTGCAGTTGGTAGAGATTCAGTTTGCCAATCAAATTGAACATTGTTGACATTTGTTCTGCCTATTGCACTCATAAATGGAGTAGCTGTAGGGGAGATATTATAGATTACATCTGATAATTCTTCTCTATCAGCAGTCGCAGTATAGGTGTCGAAGGCATTTGTGACCTTAGCCATTTTAATACTCCTCTGGCTTTCGCCAGGATTAAATTAAATTTTCAAATACTTTAGCCGCATCTTGCACTTTGCCAGATTTGGCCAACCTTTTTTTAGCCACCGATGCACGGGTTTGAGATTTCTTAGTGTTTACTGTTCCTGGCTTCGCAACTTTGGACATAACTTTTTCTTTAGGTTTTTTCTTAACAGCCTTCTTAGTTTTATGATTTAACCATGCTTCTCTTAATCCATGTAAAGCACGATAATCAATAATCATATCTATTTCCTGGTCTGTATAACCTAAAACATTAACAGCATATTCTTTTATAGAAGCCTTTTCAGATTTTGCTTTATCAGCATTTTTCCATTCGGGTACAACCTCTAAAATCTTTTTGTTGCTAAACTCAAGGATGGTTTTCTGTTCTTCAAGAAATTTTTCTTCTTGTTCCTTCTTCAACCTTTCTTCCTCTTGCAAAGCAATATCTAAAGTTTTCTGTGTTCTATCCCAGCGTTCTTTTTCTTGAACATACTTGTAAGGATCTTCCTCACTTAGTTTGGCCCAATCGGGTTCTTCACCCATGCTACCAGCAATAACCGCTTTTAATTTCGGTACCATCTCTGCATACGCAGCTTTTTCTTTCTCAACCTCCAAAGATATTTGGTCTAAAGTTTGTTCCTTCTCCGCAACCTTTTGAGTTTTTCGAGTATAGTCTTGCTGACGAGAATAGCCATTGATAAGTTCTTCGAGTGTGACCTCAATTTCTACACCATTAACTTTAACGGCATGAAGTGCAGGTTCCTCTATTTCTTGCTCAACTTCTGTTTGTTCTTCGTCTGTTTCTTCGAGTTCTGATTCTTCAGATTCTTCCTCTGATTCTTCTTCATCTTCTTCCGATTCTTCTTCTTCAAGTTCCTCATCTTCAAGATGTTCAGTTTCTTCAGTTTCCTCTTGGTCAACAATTTCTTCTTCTTCAAGATTTTGTTTTTCTTTCTCCTCTGGATTTAGAAAACTCTCAAGAGAAGAAACTGCTTGTTCCATCTCAGATTGTAATGCAATCGGTTTATCCGTTGTTGCCATATTTAACCTCGTTTAGTTTGTATTTTATAATGAATTTCTTATCTTTTGTATATTTGTTTTAGTAAGTTTGCCTTTTTCGATAATGATTCTTAGGTGTCTTTCTATTTCTGGCAAAAGGGATATTGCTCTGTGAAGATCCTCTCTCCAGGTAACATCTTCAAGTTTATTAGAATTTTTCCAATGTGCTATATATTCTTTCTCAAGGTTTTGGATTGCCAATTTAAAAACTTCGCTTTTTAAAATGTTTTCTGCTTCTTGGGATTCTCTTACTTCTTTTTCAGTTACCATTATTAAATAGATCCAAATAAACCTTTAAAGGCTCCTGGATAAAGAGTTTGAAACATAGATAGTCTTTGAGATATATCTGGTTTTTGAACATTTCGTTCTGCAAGATTCATTTTATCCATGTCTAAATTAGGAAGTTTGCTAAAGTCTATAGTGTCTAGCATTTTGTTAAGTTCCATCATAGATGGTGAAATTTTTTCTTCCATGGGTTTTTGCATCATTGGGTTACCCATTGGTGCAGTCATTCCTGGTTTCATTCCTATAGACATCATTAAAATAAACTACTGTATGCAATAGGCAACAACAAAGAAATTATGATCCCTGCTATCCACCATAATCTTTGTGAGTGTCCTTCAATCAATGCTTCTATGCGATCAAATCTTTCATAAGCGTTT